ATTGTTAGAGTATCTTGAATCTCTGCTGCACTTTGTCTTACATAACCTGCCATATTATCTTCTTCCCCCTGCTATAAAAGATACAAATAAACCATTAACTGCATATGCAGCATTCGTATCGTTACTAAAAAATCTAAAGTTATTTGAAAAACCACTTCCTGTTACTAACATTCTTTTACTTGGTAATGTTACTGCTCCATAAGTAGCAGTTCCAAATACTGCAGTTCCATATAAAGAAGTAGCAGCTAAAGTACCTACAGCAACTGAACCTGGTTGAGGTACATCAGTAGATTCAAAATCATATCTAATTCTCATTTTTAAATCTGGTTGTGTTCCTTCAGGTTTAATATTTGCTTTAACTGTATAAAGACTTTTTCTTAAACCATTATCACCATAATCCATATCTGGTGTTTGAAACTTAGCATTAATGTTTGCTCCATCAAAATTGTTACCTTTATCTATTTCATAAATGTAACCAGTTTCATTTGCACCAAACTTAACTTCTTCGTTTTGAGGGTTTAACTCTGAAGAACAAAATTTTAAATCCATTCCTTTTGCTTCACTCCACTCAAAAGCAGGAACTCCATTTGAATCAAATTTAAAAGTTCCAATAATTCCTAGTTGTCCAGATTGTCCTTGACCTGACTTATGATAAAATAATCTGTACTGACTTCTTTCTCTAATAACCATACTAGATAAAGTATACTGTTGAATATTTGTTAATAGATTATTTATTAAAGGTAAAATTTTTCTACTAATAGAACCAATTTCAACATCATCAATTCTAGCTGTACCTGCAACTGTTCTTAATCCATCAGGTGCTAGGAAGATTAAATCTCCCCCAATCTCCTGAATAGAATTTCCATTTACACAACCTATATTTTTGGTTATAGACTTAATTATAGGGGTAGAATCAAGGCTTGTCAACTCAAAGATACTATTTTTACAAAATATAATTAAACTATTTCTGAATACTTTTATACCTATAATGATATCTCCAACATCTATCTCACCTGCAGATGACCCTTCAAAGTCATAAGGCTTTAATCTAGCACTATAAACTACTGTACTTGTTGAACTTGATTGCCCTGCTACGACTAATCTTTCTGAAAATATTTCACATATTTTAGGATTAGCTGGAGCTGGAGAAGCTAGTTCTTCAAAGTAATAAGTGTTAACTCCACTTGATACTGTAATTTGAAACTCTGCTATTTTATTATTACCATCAGTAATATATAAACTACCATAAGCACCATCAGATTCAAAAGTAGCAAATTGATTATTTGTTTGATTAGTTCTAAGTATAGTTGTTGCACTAGATAAAGCTGAACCAAGTACACCACTTTTTTTTACAGCTTGACTTGAAGCTGCTGTTTGTACATTACTATCTAATGTTAATACTGTATTACTTGTAATTGATAATACTCTATAGTTAATAGAGTTAATTTGTATTCTATCATTAACAGCAAACTCAGTTGTAAATGCTGTACCACTTCCTGTAACTGTAGCTGAACCTGAAGATACAGAAACTGTTCCTGTTTTAGTTACATAAGTATTTTTATTAATTTGTAACCAATTGATACCATTATTTGACCAATAAATTCCTGAACCTTGACAAGCTACTACTCCACCTCCATAAGGTGTTAGTCCTGTAATAATATCTGTAAGAGTTCCTGAAGGAGCTACTGATGAACCTCCACCCCATTTAGTATAACCATTAATTCTTCTGTAACCACCTGTTGTAGATGATTCAAAATTTTCTAGTATAGTTGCAGCACCTGGAGTTCGGAATAAAGCATGAGAGCTTGATACTAAATCCAAACCTCCTGCAACAGTTATGGAAGCTCCTTGTGTTGGCATAATTTATTATCCTATGGTAGTAAGTAAGTAAACCTTACATCTGTCATATATTGTGGCTGTGGTGAATTTAAATTGTCAGCCATATTTTGTAATCCTTTTTTATATTCATCTAAAGCTAATTGCGATTGAGCAATGTTATCTTTAAATTGATATAAATAATATCTAGCTCTTGCTAGTAAAACTGGTTTGTATTGTTCTGGGAATAAAACTGTATCTGTATCTGCTACTAAAGCAGTAGGTCTATTATATGCAAAGAAATGTATATTATAAACTTTATCTGGTATAGGAGATAATCCAAATCTTCTACCATCTGAACTTCTTATAATTCTTACTGGAGTTGCATAACTACCAGTTCTTGCAGAAGTTTCTTCATTCTGAGCATAGTTACTTCTCCATTGTGTTAGAGTTGTAAATGGTAATTTATTTATTGTGTAAGGTGAATTAGTATCTTCTAAAGTAAACATATCCCAGTTTACTGAATCAAAATCTGTATCTATATTTGTTGAACCTGCTTTACTTAAATACCATCTTTGTCCTACAACTGTTGGTACAATTGTATTTCCATAGTATGGGTCATCAGGAACATCAGCACTAAGCCAAGACCAATCATCAACAGAATCTACTATATCAAAGTAAGCTCTATTAACTACATTAGCTACTTGCTTTTGTATTCCTACTCCAGTAGCTACTGTTGAAACTTCTGGTTCATTTAATTCTACTAATAATTCGTTTACGAATGCTTTATATGTTTTTGCCATTTAACAGTTCCATGCCCTTAATGATTTATTAATTCTTGAGTTAGGGTCTCTAGCAGTTTTCTTGGAAGTCAATTTCTTTTTCATTCCTTTCATTCTTGCACAAAAGCTTTTTCTTCTTTTGTTTCCCTTAACTTTACTAGGTGCTTTAAGGTTTCTTTTCTTACCAGTTTTGGTTTTACCTTTATTGTAAGATGCTCTACCTTTAGCATTCAAACCACCTTCAGGATTCTTGCCTTCTTTCCTAGTCCATGCAGGAGATGACATTAATCCCATAAAATTCTTTATAAAATTGTTGCTATAAGTAAAACAATTCCAAGTGTAACAACATACTTTTTATGTTCTGTCCATATATGTTTTATTTCAAAGAGAAATAATTTTAATTGATTCATATTAATTCCTTTATATTTAAAAGGCAGGGGATATTTCTACCCCCTACCAATATTAAGTTATTAAGTTACTGCTATAATACCAGCACCAATAGATAATGTATCTAGTACTTTTCTTCCATATACATGAAGACCTCTTACTTGGTCAGCAAATGTAGTTGGGCTTCTGAAAGACTCAACTGTATTCATTGCATTCGCACAAGAAGTACTTCTCATATGTCCAAATAGAACTGAAGGGTTACCTGCAGAGTCTTTAACATTATTAGATTTGTACATAGCAAATCCTCTAAGTAGACCTGAAGCAACTAAACCATTTCTTAAAGAACCTTTACCTGCATTGTAGTCAACAGATAAAAGCTTAGAAGCAGTATCTGATAATGCATTGTAAAAATCAGGAGCTGCAACAAACCATCTGTTTTCTTCAGGGTTGTCTTTTTCATCCATAACTTGAGCTGCTGAACTCATAAAGTTCAAAGGGTCTATGTTACCTGCTGCGTGTCCAACAGCTATCGGAGCTGCAATTGAACCAAAGATAGCTTTAGAAGCTGCAATACCATTTCCTGCTAAAATAGGAGTTAGTGAATTTGCTACTGAACCTGTAGCAATAGCATCTGTGTACATATTTAATAGTACTTCAGTATCCATTGTATCTTTTAGTTTGTAACCTGCGTTATTAGATGCAGTATCTGCAAAGTTAATATGACCGAATCTTTTTTCTAAAGAATCAACTGCAAAACTAAAGTAGTTTGCTTTGTTGATTGTTAGAACTAATTCTTCGTCAGTTATTGCAACATCTGTTGTCGCTAGTCCTCTAGTATAAGCAGCCACAGTCATTTGTGGTTCTTTTACTATATTAACAGTATCACCATAAGATTTTATTTCTCCCATGTAATCTGTATTACAGATTGCTTCTACTGTAGATGCTTTTCTTAAAGCCATCCATACTTTTTTACTATATATTTCTGGAACCCAAAATGTGTTCGCTTGTGTTCCTGCTGGAGCTGCACCACCAAAGTTAGTAGTGTTTCCACCTGCAAAATGTGCCATAATTATTTTTCCTTATTTGTTTACTTGTTGATAAAAATAAAAGTAAAGTTAATCTTGTATAACTCTACCTTCTCTTTGAGCTATCATGATATCTTTTTCATATCTTTCAAACTCATCGACAGACATTCTTTGAATATCTGAAGTTTTGAAAACTTGCTTCTGTCCAGTTGGCTCTCCGATATGTTCTCTAGTTTTAACTAGCAAATCAGCACCTTCTTTAAGTTGCTTATTCTCAGTAGTAGTTTTTTTATCTAATCCAAGTCCTCGGTCTTTCTTATACAAATCGACTGCTCTTGCTGCGAGTTTACCATTGTTGTTGTTCTCATAAATCCAAGACTTAATTTCCATTGGCTGTTCATCTGCCCAGTTATGAAAGTCATCCGATTCTTTAATATCATTAAAGTCTGGATGGTATTTCGATAACTCTAATTGAGCTTCACGAGCTGCCAACGTATCAT